GAATGGGAATATGGATGCAGTAACAGATAACGGTACTGGTGATTACACAGTAAACTTTACAAATGATATGCCAGATGACGATTATGCCGTCGCTGTATCATATGGCACCACACTAGGAACTATCGTTACAAGAGAATACGGTGTTGGTAGCGTAAGTATAAGAACATACAGTTCTTCTGATGCGTTGGTTAACAGGTCTGTTGTGAGCGTTATTATCTTCCGTTGAGGCAATGTTATGAAAATCCTTTTCCAAAACTCCGAAGGCGGTCTATCCGTCATCCACCCAACCGGCGCAACGCCCGTTGAAGATCTTTGCCACAAATGCATCCCTGCTGGTACGCCTTACCTAATCGTCGAAGACGACGCAGTTCCTGCTGACCGCACCTTCCGCAATGCTTGGGAGGCTGATTTCACCAATCCCACCGGAATTAGCATGGGACGGCAATCTTGGTTTGCACAACAGGAGGCTGAGCAATGATCAACATCAACCTCGACAAAGCCAAGGCAATCGGTCACGACAAGCGCCGTGCTGCCCGTGATGAGGAGTTCAAGCCTCACGATGAGGTGATCATGAAGCAGATCCCTGGTGCTGATGCCGATGCGGCTGAAGCGGCACGAGCTGCTATCCGTACCAAGTACGAGGCAATGCAGGATGACATTGATGCTGCAACCTCGCCCGATGAAATCAAGGCTGCCTTAGGCATCTGATAACAGTCTCCAAGCCTTGACCTAGCACTAAACTGGTCCTATGGCGATCTCACCTGGCACCTACAACTTCACGGTCCAGCGTGGTGCGGACCATGAGCTTGTCCTTGTCTTTAAGGACAGCAATGACGCGGTGATTGACCTCACCAGTTGGACCGTAGCCAGCCAGGTTTGGAACCAAGCGCGAAGCACTAAGTACGCCTATTTTTCGGTTGCTTACACCGACCGCGCCAACGGCAAGGTGACGCTTTCACTGTCCGATGAGGACACGGTTGATTTCCCGGATGAGCTGTACTACGACGTACTGCTAACCAATCCAAGCGGTCTGAAGGAGTATTACCTGGAGGGCATCATTTTTGTCGCTCAGGGGTACACGCGATGACCAGCGTCAACGTCACGCTCCAGAAAAACAGCGTTGAGGTCACTGAATCATCCAAGACCACAACAGTTGAATCAAAGCAAACCTCTGTTGTTCAGGCGGTAACTGTTGGACCGCAAGGTGCAAAAGGCGATGCGGGTAGTGGTTTTAGCCTGACAGACACGGCTAAAGTAGACAAGAGCGTCATTTACTACGACTCCGGTACTTCGACCTATAAAGCGGACAGTACCTGGACGACTACAACCCTCACTGACGGAGGCAACTTCTAAGTCATGGCTAACACCCTTCGGATCAAACGCCGTGCTTCTGGCGCTGCTGGTGCTCCGTCTAGCCTGCAGAACGCTGAACTGGCGTTTAACGAGGTTGATGACGTTCTTTATTACGGTGAGGGAACTGGAGGTGCTGGCGGCACAGCAACCACCATCCTTGCCATCGGCGGCTCTGGTGCGTTTGCCACGCTGAGCGGCACTCAAACCATCAGTGGCAACAAGACTTTCACTGGAACGGTTGACTTTAGTGGCGCAACGATTTCCACGTTGTCTACCACGGGGAATGTCACGGTTGGCGGCAACCTCGTTGTCAATGGCACGACCTCGACCATTAACAGCACGACGCTTTCGGTCGATGATAAAAACATCGAACTAGGTTCGACTGCATCGCCTAGTGACGCAACTGCTGATGGCGGTGGTATCACCCTCAAGGGAACAACCGACAAAACTTTTAACTGGGTTGATTCCACCGATAGCTGGACCAGCAGCGAGCACATTGACCTCGCTTCCGGCAAAGAGTTCAAGATTGCTGGCACCTCTGTCCTAAGCGGCAGCACTCTTGGCTCTGGTGTTACTGGTTCGAGCCTGACCAGCGTTGGCACCCTGACCTCTGGTACTTGGTCCGCTAGCACCATTGCAGTTAGCAAAGGCGGCACTGGTCAAACCAGCTATACAAGCGGTCAGCTGCTGATCGGCAATAGCTCTGGCGGTCTGACTAAGGCGACGCTGACTGCTGGTGACAACATCACAATCACCGAAGGCAGTGGCAGCATCACGATTGCCGCTGACGCTGGTGCACCTACTGCTGGTGACGGTATTGATGTTTCTGGTTCGACGGTCAGCGTTGACCTGAAAGCCAACGGCGGCTTGGTTATTGAATCGACCGAGCTTGCGGTTGACCTTGGTGCATCTGCCATTACCGGCACACTTGCTGTTGGGGATGGTGGTACTGGAGCGACCACTGCATCTGGCGCTCGCACTGCTCTTGGTCTTGCAATCGGAAGCGACGTTCAGGCTTATGACGCTGAACTGGCAGCCCTCGCTGGTCTGACTTCTGCCGCTAACAAGGTCCCTTATTTCACGGGTTCTGGTACGGCAGCCGTTGCTGATTTCAGCAGCTTTGGTCGCAGCCTGGTTGATGATGCGAGTGCATCTGCTGCACGAACCACGTTGGGTCTTGGGACGATTGCCACCCAAAACTCCAGCAACGTGAATATCACTGGCGGCTCAATCGACGGGATTGAGTTTGACGGCGGCACCTTCTAAGGGGCTTCGTCGTTTTACCTGCCTACATAGGCGCTAGAGGGTAGCCACATGGCAAACACAATCAGGATTAAGCGGTCAGCGACAGCCGGAAAGGTTCCAACGACCGCTCAGCTCGCGCTTGGTGAGCTTGCTGTTAATACCAACGACGGCAAGCTGTACACCAAGAAGGACGATGGCACGGAGGCTGTTGTTGAGATTGGCGGTGGCGCTCCAGCGGTAGCTGGTGGTGCGATTGTCACTAATACGCAGTCAATCAGTTCTGATTACACGCTGAGCGGTGTCAACGGAATGAGTGCTGGTCCGATTGAGATTGCCAGTGGCACGACGGTGACTGTGGCGTCAGGCGCCAACTGGGTAATTGTTTAAGGCGACTAGGCTGATTGGGTTGATTTACACCAATGGCTGTTAAGTCCAAGACCGCACTGGGTCGCATTGAGCATCGCCCTGGAAAGCCTAAGAAAACCCGTCAAGGTGCGGGTCAACACTCAAAAGCCAGCCACGGTAGGAAGAAGTATCGCGGCCAGGGCAGGTGAATGGATCGGCACACCCGCAACAACTGGCGCAAGATTATGTTTGCGCTAGAGGCTGCGGGTAAAACCGATTCTCTTTACTACAAGCGAGCCGTTGTGATCTGCAAGGGTGGGAAAGACCCGCTAGATCATGAAGATGTGAGGCTTGACGGTGGCGGTCATGCATGAGTTCAGCGATAGCGAGATGCGGTTGATCTACACCGCTGTTCTGGCTTACCGCGAACGAGGCAACGACAACCCATCAATCAGGCAACATCAAGCCGAGCTGTGGCGAATCCTGCAACGCCTCAAGCCGATGGCCTACTACCAAAGCTACTTGCAGGAGGTATGATCGTTGGGCCGCTTCTGGGGCGGCAATGCAAGGCCCTGACCGACGCCAACTCGGTCGGGGCTTTGTCTTTGAAAGACACTTTTCCCACCGGCCAAGTAACAGACAACGGTAGGATTTGCCGAGGTTTTCTCAATTCAATGATCAAGACCGCAGTCGCTGCTGTTGCTTGCGCCGCCATGGGCGTGGCCGTGGCCCCCGAGGCAAAAGCTGAGCCTTCCGTGTACCTGAACCCCGAGTTCAATCAGGGCTGGGTCAAGTCCACCAACACCGGTGGCGTGCTGGACATGCACATCGGAATCGAAGATGGCCCCTTCTACCTGCAAGCAGGTCCGGCCCTGTCCACCGGCCTGGGCACCAACACTTGGGGCGTGACCGGCAAGGCCGGCGTCTCTGGTGAGGTCAGCGACCGCATGTCCCTCTACTCGGAGATCTCTGCCGGCAAGTTTGACGGTGGCAGCACCGCCATCGGCCTGAAAGTGGGTAGCAAGTTTCGCCTGTAGCGGCATACTGACTACGTCTGAACACCACACCCGAGGGTCGCTACGGCGGCCCTTTTTTGTGCAGTG